AGACGGCGGTACCCGTGTGATGGCGCAGCAGAAGTATGGCGATCCTGACTACGTCTTCGAGTGCTGGGTCAAGAAGATGACCGAGAAGGAGGCTGCCGAGGCGATGTTGGCCCACAACCTCCTCTCCCGTCGGCCGAGTGCATACAGCCAGTACATGGTGGCACTGCAGGCAGGCCAGGAGTGGGCGGTCGTCATCGACAGTGCCCTGATGTCCCACGGCTTGGTGGTGGCCGAGGCTCCGACCTCGACCAAGGTGGCTGCTGTGGTGGCGTGCCACCGGATCGTGGACAAGTTCCTGCCCGACTCGGCGGCAGCGGAGGCTCACTTCAACGACGTCCTCGATGTGACGATGGCGGCGTACCCCGGCTCCCCGGATGCGTACAACGCCGACCTCCTCCAGGCCGTCAGCCGCATCCTGCTCGACCACGCCATGATCGTGGACCGCTCCCGGCTGGTGGCGATCATCTCCGCCAAGAGCGTGGGTCGCTGGGTGGCGGCAGCCACGGCGGCGATGCACGGGATGGCGGTGACCTCGGGTGGGTCGGAGAGCCGCGCCAACACCTTGCGCTACGAGCTGATCCAGACCTACAACAAGCGCTTGGCGGTGGCGCGTAAGCTGGTGTCCGTGTAGCAACAGCGATGAGGGCCCCCTCCTCCGGGAGGGGGCTCTTTCGCGTTTGCAGCACTGTTGAACTTCATTGACAGTGTGCGGTGGCGCCAGGCCGCCGTTACACTCACACAGATGGTGAGAGCACGAGGAGAAGAGTTCGTCGGGTACTTCACGGGGTGGACGTACAGCGCCCCGAGAGCGTTCGGTTGGATCACCGACTACGACAAGGTCCAGAACATCGAGGATGACCCGCTGGCGATCCGGGTTGTCGCTGAGCTGGCTCAACTGCGGGTCGACGGTCTCCTTCCGGTCGGTCCTCGCGGTGTCGGCTACATCCTCCTCGGGCGCACCGTCAACGGTCGCACCGTCGTCAAGGACAAGGGCGATCTGATCGCTCCCGGCGAAGACGCTGCTGCCACGCCGCAGGAGCGCAAGGCGATCCGTCGGGCGTACCTCGCTGATTTCTACGACTTCGCCGACATCGGTGACACGCTCGTGGCGTTGCGTCGGGCGCGTCTGGTGAGCATGGACGATGTGCTCGACGGCCGCACTGAGAACCACAACCCGCTCGTGGCTCTTAACGCGAACCAAGTCCGTCGGACACTGGAGGCGTGGTCTAAGCGCTTCCGCCCTAACGTGCTCAACGACCAGAACGTCTACACCGAGTGGTGGTGTGAAGCGCAGGGTCTGGCCCGTGCCGTCGCCAACCTCCTCACGCCGTACGGCATCTCCGTCTACAGCGGCTCTGGCGACAACCCGGTGCCGGCGGTGGCAGCGTGCGCCGAGCGCTTGCAGGTGGCGCGGGAGGCCGACAAGGACGTCGTCGTGTGCATCATTGGTGACTACGACGTCGACGGCCGGGAGAACGCCGACCGCTTCGTGCAGGACGTCGAGGCGTTCCTGTCCGAGGACGGCTACGACGGTCAGGTCGAGTGGCGCTGGGTCGCCCCGCTGCCGGCGCACATCACCCGCTGGCCCGACCTCGCTGCGGCGCAAGAGCCCGGCAAGTCCAAGGGCGTCAAGTCACTGCCGTGGACGATGCAAGGCGAGGCGCTGCTGCGTGGTGGCGTGCTGGCCACGATCGTCACCGAGGAGGCTGAGGACATCCTTGACATGGAGCAGTACGAGGACACGCTGGGCGTCTGGCAGACCCTGCACTCCACGACGATCTTGAAGCACACCGGTACGAAGTGGGAGTCCGCCGACGAGATCGCTGAGCACCTGACGAACGTGCTGCTCGCGGCTTGGTGGGCGCCGGCGACGCTGGACGGCGGCACGCCGCCGGAGTGAGCTGACGTCCACGGCTGCGCCTGATCAGGGCCCGGAACTACAGTGATCGGCATCCAGCCAGGTCAGAGGAGCCCTACATGACCATTGCACCGCAGAACCCGTACCCGGAGCGGTACCCGCAGCGGTTCGACCGCACGGTGGCGCCGTCGATCCCGGCCTCGCGCGGCCCGCTGCGGTTCGAGGAAGGCGTCGCCACCGACACTGACGTCCCGATGGACTTCGCCCGGGGTGCCTACTTCGACACCACCAGTGCGCCGACACGGCACAACCACAACAACCCGGAGATGCTCTACAAGCACGCCGACGAGACGATGAAGGAGCGGGCCCACATCGGTTCCGCCGCCTGGATCGAGGCGCCCGGCATGCTCAGCGACTTCGTGCAGGGCGCCGGCGCCGGTCAGGGCCCACCGGCCTACGAGATGGTGCAGAACCCTCTCACACATCGGATGAATCGTCCAAGTCCCACCATCGTCACTGACTGAGCCGTGCCTCCACCGCTCCCGCGCCACTACGTCGTCGGCGACGTCGTCGGGCTCTTCATGATCGTGGAGGGCCCGTGCCTGCGCGAGGAGGCCGGCAACCGCCGACGGACGATGGTTCTGGTCGAGTGCCAGGCGTGCCGGCGGCGGAGATGGCGAGCTGTCGGTCGAGTGGAGACCACCGGCTGCCTCTGCTCCCCGGAGATGCACGGCCACGCTCGCGGGGGAAACCATCACCCGCTGTACGCGGTGTGGTCGAACATGATCCAGCGCTGCACCAACCCGAAGCAGAGTCAGTACCACAACTACGGTGGTCGGGGCATCAAGGTCTGCGACGAGTGGCGCGACGCCACCGAGTTCCTCGTGTGGGCCGGCAGCGCCGGCTGGGAGCCCGGGCTGCAGCTCGACCGGCGCGACAACGACGGTGACTACGAGCCGAGCAACTGCCGGTTCGTGACACCGAGCGTGAACGCAAGCAACCGACGCCCCAAGCAGAAGGGGAGTTAAGCGTGCCTTACAATCCATCTAGTGCCTACCCGCGGCACTCCACGTACACCCCGCCGGTGTACAACCGCGGGTTCGCTCGGGGGTTCAACGAGATCGACTGGGGCCAGCGCTTCGGGCGTCCCACCGCAGCGCCGGGCGTCGACGTCAACCACGCCCTGCGCGCTGCCCTCAGGCCGAACGACACCACGGCCACCAGGCTCGGCCTGGAGGCGCAGGGTCGTACCGGGTTCGGCACGATGGGCATGAACAAGGCGAACGCCTGGGCCAGGGGGAAGAAGGAGCAGGTCAGGGAGCAGCAGCGGGAGCAGGCCAAGGCGCAGCAGCGCCGGGCGGCAGGCGGCGACGGTCCGAACGAGGAGAACCCGCCGCCCTTCCTCCGCCAGAACCCCGCCGGGCCGGGACCGACGTTCGACCCGGAGAGGTTCTACAAGGAGAACGAGGTGATCCTCGGTTGGCAGAACCCGGGCGCCGGCATGGGAACATCGCCTGGTGGTTCCTCGTCCGTCCGCGGTGGTCGCGACCCGTTACTCGACACTGACCCGAACCCCGGCGACTTCGCCGCGCCGAGCGAGACCGGCGGGCGTGCGCATGTCGCTCCGCCGACCGATCGGCTCGGCGCCATCGTCCAGCGGGTGACTACGTCATCCGCGATGAACAACACCGTCAACAGGGTGCTCTCCGGGAGCGTCGGTGGGCCGATGACGGTGCCCAAGTTGGTGTTCGGAGCGGCGCGCGCCGTAAACCGACGTCGCAAGTAGAGGAGCATGTCCATGCCAGGTCCCACGTCCAGCCAGATCGCCCCCGGCGAAGAGGTCGGCGACATCCCGATCGATGTGCCCTTCACCGGGCCGGCGCCCGAGGGCGTCGTCTACATCAGCCGCACGCAGTCGTTCTTCCAGGGTCTCTTCGACGGCACCTCCGAGCCCTGGCTCTACTGAGTGGCGTGTGGGGATGACGTGGTTGAACCGCGACCAGTTCAAGGAGCTGGCCGACACGGCCAACACGATCCCGCCGGGCGAGACGGAGTCAGGGTTCTCCGCCAAGGCACAGCAGGGTCCGAACGGAGAAGTGGTGCTTGCGCGTGACCGGCTCATGGTGGGCGGAGTCCCCGGCAGCGTCGCTGAATCGCTCCCAGCTCCCATCTCAGGCCGGCAGACAGCAGCATTCGCTCGGAAGAACAAATCCCAGTTGGCCGGACCAGAAATGTACATGGGCGCCTGGCACGAGAGCGAGCGCCAGCCGAGGGCTGAGGTCGACCTCGATGTGAGCGAGGGGTTTCCGCGCACGCCGGCAGGTACGACGGCTGCTCGATCAGCCACGGTCGCGCGCAACGAGCGCGCCTACGGTGAGGTCGACGAGAACGCCGGGTACGCCGGCACCCACGACAACCCGCTCTCGACGCAGCGGTTGGGGGACAAGCACGGCATCGAGGAGTACCTCAACACGTTGCGACTGCACCCCGACGTCTACGAGAAGGTGGTCTCCGGCGATGTGCTCGGCGGAGTGAACTCCTGGATCAAGCGTTCACCGGTGAGGCGATCGTAGATGGGCGTCTTGGGCTTGGACTTCAGCTTGTGCTCGTCGCAGGACCAGAACGCATCTCTGGCGAGGCAGGTGGCGATCTCTCCGCAGTACACGCAGTACTTGTGTGAGAACTGGGCCCGGTGCTTGCGTGCATCGCGAGTGTCTGGGAGGGCGAACCCGCTGGCCCAGTCGTACAGCGGCTCACTCACTGTCTCCCAGTGCTCTCGGCAACGCCATCCGTTGTTCGTCACCTTCGTTGCCCGCTTGCCGCAGACGCTGCACCACACCGGGCTCCCGCACATCTTGTGGATCTTGGACCGGGCGCCCCAGCGCTGCTGGGCGATCGGGAGCGCCTCGTCCAACGTCAGCCCTCGTTGCTCCAGGAACTCAGCGAGCTTGCGGCGGGCGGCTCCCGAGAACTCCGCGCCGCGGACGTACCGCAGCAGCTCGCCGCACTCGTCGATGGTCAGGACAACGTTCATGTCACCAATCTACACCGGAAGTGAACAACATGGCTGCCGATGAGATGATCAACGCCAACCAGGCGAAGCGGGGCGGCAGGAAGAAGAAGGCGGCCAAGGCGCCGGCGCCCCCGAAGCCACAGCCCTCTCAGGCCGAGATCGACTACGGCACCGGCGCGCGGCACATGCCACCGATGTTGCACGAGATGTCGGAGACCAGTCAGGCCGTCGTGCGCGAGGGGTTCCGCGCTTCGATGTCGAACTGGAAGACCCGGGAGACGACGCTCGCCACCACGAAGACCAAGTCTGGTGAGGCGAAGAAGACAGCGCTCGACCCCGCCGTGATCGCCCGTCTGACGGACGAGGACGTCACCGTCGAGAAGGCGGCGAGCAACATCGCCACCCACTGGGACCGGATGATGGCCGACACCGGGGGCCGGCCCGACCCGGCTTGGTACTTCGGCCACAACCGCCGGCTCGGCGAGGTGGCCAAGAAGCACGGCATGAACAAGCGCACCGTCATTCAGGCCAGCGGGGCGATGAGCCCGCAGAACGACCCCGACAGCGAGTTCAAGGCCGTGTCGGCGATGTCCGACGCCATCAAGAACCGTCGTCAGCTCCGGGCGACCGAGGACATCACCACCGAGGTCAGCGAGGAGCAGGCGAAGAAGGGCGTCAAGCCCCGCCTCGTCATGCAGGCCGGGGCGCGTCGGACGATCGCCTCGATGACCCCCGAGGACATGCAGGCGGCGACGGCGTCGGGCAACAAGAAGAAGATCAGCGTCGTCCCCGGCTTCAACGTCGAAGGCTTCCGCAATGCCGGGACCAACCGACGTGAGGGGTTCGCGACGTTGCGTGGCGACTACAACGCTGTTGAGCGGATGAAGGCGGCGAAGGTCCACCTCTACACGAACGTGATCGAGGGGTCGGAACCCGACACGCCGCTGCATCACGAGTACGAGATGCGCTTTGGCGACCAGGACGAGGCGCGCAAGGTGCGTCAGGGCCGGGAGCTGGACATCGCCGAGGGCCGCACCGGCTCGGAGACGCTGCGCGGCGTGACCGACCGTGTCGACCTCTACGGGCTGGCCAAGGGCGGCAGTGATCCGACCGACCCCGCCTACCACCACAAGATCCTCGGCGAGCGCGGCATGGCGGTGCCCGACACCTGGATGTCGGGCCTGCTGTCGGGACAGGAGATGCATGACGAGCCAGGCTCACCGTCGCCGGCGAAGATGGGCGGCTCGCAGACGGCGACCACCCACGCCAGCACCAAGGGCTCGACGTTCATGAGCCCGGCCGCGGCGAAGGCCGCCGGCGGCAAGGCGATGACCCCCGGCGCAGCCTGGGGCATGGCGGCGCTCGCCGCCGTCCAGCAGGGTGCTGTCGAGGCGCGCGAGACCGAGGCGCAGACCAACATTCCGCCGGTGATGCTGCAGGAGATGACTTGGGTCCACGGGCGCGGGCAGGTCGCCGGGTCGGTCCAGCAGATGCTGGACAACGCTGCGAACACCAAGGGCAACGCTGGCACCGCTGGCTCCCGGATCGCTCGCCTCACCTCGGGCACGCTGGTGGGGCAGAAGGAGCTGCGCGGCGAAGGCGCCTCCAGCGCCTGGCCGCGTGTCGAGCCCACGGCGGCGCCGCACGAGACGCCCGGGACGTTCTCGCGTGGCTACGACAACCCGCTCGACACCGACAGCGTCACCGTGGTCACCCGCGGCGGCTCGACGGTGCACCCGTCGACCGTCCCCGCACCGATGACGGCTCGGCAGTCGCTGAAGCACGCGAGGAAGGCGCGCTCGACCGTCCTCGGCGCTCAGTTCTGATGGTCATCACCGGTGTGCGAAACGCCTGTGTCTGCGTGACGAAACGCCCCAGGGTTAGGCTCCGCCTCCAGTGTTGACCTTCCATCCGCCCAGCTACCGGGCCGCGTCCGGTGATCTCACGGTTCAGGTCTCTCCGCTGGGCCTGGTGGAACTCAGTGATGAAGAGTTCGAGGTCAACGGGCCACGTCTCTCTCGCTACGCCCTGTACTGGGCGCACTACCTCGGGCACATGCAGTCGCACATGCGCGAGATCGGCGAGCCCCAGTTCAGCTTCAACTACGTCCGCGCCCTCTCCGACTACATCACGAGCTTCACGCTCGGCAAGGGCATCGGGTTCCGCTGCCCGGCGGCGACGCAGTCGATCATCCTGCCGGCCCTCAACCGGGTCTGGGAGCAGGACAACGACAAGGACAGTGTACTTTGGGAGATCGGCGTCCACGGTGGTGTGAGCGGCGACATGTTCGTCAAGGTCGCCTACGAGGATCCCTTCGTGGACCCGGCTGGACGTCTCCACCCTGGCCGGGTCCGCATCATCCCGCTCAACGCTGCGCAGTGCTTCCCGCAGTGGCATCCGCACGACCGTCAGCGGATGATCTCGTTCAAGCTCAAGTACCGCTTCTGGAACACGGCGCCGACCGGCGAGCGCCAGGTGTACACGTACACCGAGCTGATCACCGACATGGAGATCCAGGAGTACGTCAACGATCGCTTGATCGATGCGCGCCCGAACCCGCTCGGGGTGATCCCGATCGCCTACCAGCCCAACATCGTCGTACCCGGATCACCGTGGGGCCTTCCTGACATCGACAGTGTCATACCCCTCAACCGGGAGCTGAACGAGAAGGCACTGGAGGTGAGCGACATCATCAACTACCATGCCGCCCCGCTCACCGTCGTTGTGGGAGCCAAGCTGGCCAACATCGAGAAGGGCGCCAGCCGCGTCATCACGCTGCCCAAGGAAGCGTCGATGACCAACCTGCAGGGGCTCGTCGAGCTGCAGGGCCCGCTGGCGTACATGGACTACATCAAGCGTGCGATGCACGAGATGACCGGCGTCCCGGAGCAGGCGCTCGGTCAGATGCAACCGATCAGCAATACCAGCGGTGTGGCACTGCACATCCAGTACCAGCCGTTGATGAACCGCTACGACCGCAAGACGACGAACCTCTCGAAGCTGTTCCGCAAGGTCAATGAACTGATCATCCTGACCCTGGCCCAGAAGGAACCGGCGGTCCTGCAGTTCGATCCGATGGAGTCGGCGCGGCCCGAGCCCGGCCAGCCGTTGGTGCTCGACCCGGCTGACCCGAACACCTACGAGACGTCGATCCACTGGCCGCCGCCGCTGCCGGTCGACATCCTCGTCAAGCTCAACGAGATCCAGGCCAAGATGATGCTCGGGCTGGAGTCCAAGGAGGGAGCGCTGCGCGACCTCGGCGAGGACATGCCGCGCGAGAAGCTCGACGAGATCGCCAGCGAGCAGGTCGAGGACGCCAAGGACGCCGGCGCACTGTCGATGATCACCAGTGCCATCGCTGCGGCTGTGCAGCTCGTCACCGGGGTCATCCCCAGCGACCCCGATGGCGGCATCGTGCCGCCCGACGACGAAGGGGACTCTGGCACGATGCCCGGCAACGTCTCCCCCGGACGTCCCATGGTCACCCCCGAGATCCAGGCCATGGCCGAGGATCTCGTCAACCGGGCCTACGGAGGACGACTGGCCCAGTACCGCAACCCAGAGAACACCAGGACCTAGGTCCACACGCCCACACACAGGACACCCACCATCATGTCGAATGCCGATCCCAACTCCATCACCGTCGATACTCCGCCCGCCACTGTCGATCCCGCCATCGTTGCCGGTGAGACCGGCGACGGGTTCATCGCCAATGTGCAGTCACCGGCGATCTCGTCGCGCCGCACCGGCAACGGTCAGCAGCCACCTCCGCCGGCGCCGACCGGTAACCAGGCCGTGCAGTTCACCGCTGCTGATCTCGAAGCCGCCCGCGAGCAGGAGAAGTCCAAGCTCTACAACCGGCTGAACACGATGGAGGAGCAGTTCGACCGGCTGGCCTCCGAGCGCCAAGCCGCCCTCGATGCACAGAAGGCCGCCGAGCAGGCCGCCGAGGAGACGCGCAAGGCGAAGGAGCTGGAGGAGATGGACCTCCGTACTCGCCTGGAGACGATGGAGGCGAGCACCCAGCAGCGCTTCCAGCAGCTGGAGGAGGAGCGCCAGCAGGCCGAGGCGATGCTCGAACAGGAGCGCCGCCTCAGCGGTCTCATCCAGTACCGCGACAAGCAGCTGCGCGAGTACGGGGCGCAGATCATGCCCCAGCTGCTCGACTTCGTGTCCGGCAACAGCCCGGAGGAGATCGATGCGGCTATCGTCGCGATGGTGGAGCGCACGAACTCCATCGTCAATGATGTCCAAGCTGTCCAGAACCAGAACTTCAGCGCCATGCGAGGCGCCGGGGTGACGGCTCCGGCGGGGGGGCCGCAAGAGGCCGTTCCGCAGCAACAGACCTTCACTGCCGAACAGATCCGGGCCATGAGCCCACAGGTATACGCCCAGCATCAGGCTCAACTCCGTGAGGCCGCCAAGCGCCAGTTCTACAGCGGGCGCTAGACGACCTCGTCACTCAACTCCATAGGAGGAGCCAATGCCCGACATCTCGGGTGCCGTCTCGGGCACTGGGAACCTGTACTCCGGCGTGTCCGGGGGCAACAACCCCGCTGCCGTCCCCACTGGAGGTGCCTTCCTCGGCGTCCAGGTCGCACCCGCCCCGAGCGGGATGGTGACCGACGGCTACCCGCAGGGCACCGCCATCACCGGTTCAACAGCGATGACTCCAGCGATCCAGGCGATCTGGTCGAAGGAGATCCTCTTCGAGGCCATGCCGATCCTGCGCTTCGAGCAGTTTGCCGTAAAGAAGACCGAGCTGGGAGTCCAGCCGGGCCTCACGGTCAACTTCATGAAGTACAACAACCTCCCGGTGGATCAGGTCGCAGGTGCGGCCCTCACCGAGGGTGTGCGCATGACGACGAAGGCCCTGTCGGCCTTCCAGTACCGCATCAGCGTCGGTGAACAGGGCTACGCCATCGCCGTGTCGGAGTTGCTCCTGCACGCTTCGTTCGACGACATCATGGCGTCGGGCTCCCGACTCCTCGGGCGTCACATGGCGCAGTCGATGGACATCCAGGCCCGCAACACGCTCCTGTCGGCGGCCGGCAACGTGGCCTTCGGCTACCGGCTGGCTGCCCCGTACCAGGGCCCGTCGACGAACATCTACGAGCCCGGTCTCAAGGCTGCCAACCAGGCGGCCGTCGATGCGGCCGACGGCACGACCGGCAAGGAGGCCTACAAGTTCACGACGTACACCGTCAAGGACGGTGTCGAGATGTTGTCATCGCTGAACATCCCCCGCCTCGGGGAGACGTACGTCGCCTTCATCCACCCGCACCAGAGCCGTGCGCTGCGCGACACGCCGGAGTTCATCGAGGTCTCGAAGTACGCGGCCCCGGGCAACTTCATGCTCGGCGAGATCGGGCGTCTCAACGACGTCGTGTTCATCGAGACCACGCAGGTCAAGAAGACGGCGACCGGCGCCGGCTTCGACGAGTACTTCGGCATCATGATCGGCGACAACGCCTTCGGGCATGCGATCTCGCTGCCGGTCGAGCTGCGCGACGGCGGCGTCCTCGACTTCGGTCGTGAGCACGCCCTGGCGTGGTACTCGATCTACGGCTTCGGGGCGATCACGCCGCAGGCCGTCGTCACGATGGCGACCAACTGACCCGAGAAGGCTGACAGAGCGGGCGGAGGGGTTGACGAGGCCTCTCCGCCCGCACCGCATACAACGATCACAAGGACACGCGCTCATGCCCACCAACAAGCAGATCACCGAAGTTGACGAGGAGATCGATCCGCACCTCGTCGAGGTCGAGGAGTACGACGTCGGCCCGGGTGAGGAGTTGACGACGACCGAGTCCCTCCACCGTCACCACGTACTCGAACGGGCCGAGACGGTCGACGAGATCGTCGACCTCGGCGTCGAGATCCTCGACCCGGAGGCGACCACCCACGTCGTGCGCGTGCACACCGACGTCGGGCCCGTCTTCTACGGCGGCACCGAGCGGACGATCGAGCTGAAGAAGAACCGTCGCTACCGGGTGCCCGCCGACATCCACCGCTACCTCATCGAGCGCGGCCTCCTGGTCGATCAGCTCGCCGAGAACCCGATCTGAGAGGAGTCCCGATGGCGACCAAGAAGTCCGGTGAGGAGCCCGAGGCGCAGGAAGCTGAGCCTGATCCCGAGCCCGTGGTCGACCCCCCTGAGGCGACCTCTGAGGACACCCAGGACGCCGAGCGCCCGACGGGGTCGGAGTGGGTGCGCATCGATCAGACGGCCACGGTGACCCTGCCGTCGGGAGCCTCATACGTCCTCGGCGCCGGCGACGTCCTGGAGCTGCAGCCCGAAGACGCCGCCTTCGTCATCGACCAGGGGTACGGTGCCAAGGTGGATGAGCCGAGCGGAGAGTGAGCGTTGAAGTACAGCGTTCCGAACGCCCCGACGGTCACCTACCTCGACCAGGCTGAACCGGACGACTTCGACTACCAGGCGCTCGGCAACCGACGCACAGGCATCCTGAGCGGCGGCGACGTCTCCGCTCAGAGCACACCCGGGCCCTCGGTCCAGGTCGCTGCCGGGATCGCCCTCATCAAGGACATCCCGGTTCGCTTCAACGCCGGTGTCGTCGCTGTCGCCAACGGTGGTGGCAACGCCCGCTTCGACATCATCGCTGTCTCCAATCAGGGGACCTTGATCAACGTCGCCGGCGCCGCCTCGGCCAACGCCCTCTACAGCACGTTCGACTTCGACACCTACTGCCCGCTCGGCTCGGTCTACGTTCCGCCCGGCTCGACGTCGGTGCTCGGTGCTCACGTCGCTCCGAAGGGGGCGGCGGTGCCGGGCAGCTTCAACCGCACCTACGACTCCGCTGGGGCCACGTTCCTGCACACCGACGCTTCGACCGGTGCCACGTTCGACGTCACCGCTGAGGGCGACCACAGCTGGGGCGTCAGCAAGCTCCGCCGGGTCACCAACTACGCCATGGACTGGGCCACGAGCTTGATGCTCAAGGCGGCCGACGAGGCGCTCGCCGTACTCATCCTGAGGGGCCGCGCGACCAACGCTGCGGCGCAGAAGGTGCTCCAGGTGCAGGGCAGCGCTGGGAACGAGCTGGCCTACATCAACGGTGAGGGCCAGCTGTACGCCGACAACCTCAAGTTCGGCGCCGGAAACCCCAACGGTAGTGTCGTTGGGCGCAAGGGCGACATCTACATCTCCCGTTCCGCTGGCGGATCGAGCCTGGGCATCTGGCAGAAGGGCGGCAACGACGGCGACACCTCCGAGTGGAAGTCGTACCGGCTCTACGACCCCTCTGAGTCGGCGATGCCGGTCGGGGCGATCATCGCCTCGTTGTCGAACACGACTCCGACCGGGTTCATCTTCCCGATGGGCCAGTGGATCGACACGACGGGAGCCACCGCAGCGTTGGCGGCGGAGATCGGCGCCCGCTACGGGTCGCAGAGTGGGCAAGTCAAGATGCCCGACCTGCGCGGGCTCACGCTCGCCTGCGGTGGTGACGGGATGAGCTTCTTCGCCACCCTCGGCGCCAAGACGTTGGGGCTCTCCGTCAGCAACCTGCCCCCGCACGACCACGGTGTCAATGATCCCGGCCACGCCCATCCGCAAGGCGGCCCGTACGCCTACGTCCTGCCGTGGCAGTTCCACAACAACCGGCACCCGGTCCCGTCCGACGGGAAGTACGAGCACATCTACACCGAGGCGAGCACCTTTGACAAGAACGCCGCCACCGGCATCACCGTCGCCCCGACCGGCAACGGTGAGCCGATCCTGATGTTCCAGCCGACCCACACCGTCAACCTCTATGTGAAGTTGTGATGGCTGCCGGCGAGGAGCGCTTCTGGGGCCTGGCGCAGATGACGCCCGGGGCGAGCATGCCGACGACGGCGACGGGCGACGACGATCCCGTCGACAACGTGGTCGACACCGCCGGCACACCACGCAACCTCGTCGACCTCGACCAGTTCTCGGCGCTCATCACCTGGGAGGACTGATGCCCAGCATCGAATCGCTGATGGCGACGTCCCGCACGTACATGCGCGACCACAAGAAGTTCTTCCAGTCGACGGCGGCGCGCCAGGACGGCTCGCGCACGTTCCAGCTGCCCCATCCCAACATCTCCCCGGCCGGGCTCTTCGTCACCGCTGTTGCCGGTACGGCGGTTTACGAGGGGCGGCCGGACGCTACGGCGACCGCTACGGTGTTCAGCTACCTGCTCGACGAGCGCAATGGTCTGCTGCGGATCGCAGCGCCGATCACGGCCGGCTTCCCGGCTGGCACGTACATCAACGCTGAGGGCTACTACTACACGTGGGTCACTGACGAGGATCTCGTGTTCTTCGTCGAGAACACCATCGCTGAGCATCAGTACCACCGGCCCGACTTCGTGCTCTCGTCTGTCTCCGACGTCGAGGCTGACGCTATCGCTCTCGGGTCCGCCGTCGAGGCGCTGTGGTCACAGCTGATCGAGTTCGCCCGCGACATCGACATCTCCACGCCCGAGGCTGTCTCCGTCCCGGCGACCCAGCGCTACCGGCAGATGGAGGACCTCCTCTTCTCCCCGAGCGGGCTCGTCAACAAGTACAAGACCAAGGCACAGATGCTGAACATCGGTCTGGAGTCGTCGGAGATGTTTCACCTCCGGCGGATCAGCCGTACCACCGGCCGCCTCGTGCCGGTCTACAAGTCCCGTGAATGGGACGACGCCTCGCGTCCGCTGCGGCTCTTCCCGCCCAACCCGACCAACCTGCCGACCACGCCGCCGCCCGACTTCATCCCGGCCCGCGTGGTCACCGGCTTCGCCGAGACGCCCGAGGCGTACCCACCGGTGACAGAGCCATGATTTACACCGTTGCTGTAGAGTGAGCTGCCATGCCTCGACACCCCGATCAGGCCAACCTCCACGAGCAGGAGGGCAAGGACCACAACACCGGTCGGGCGCGGGTGTACGCCGAGGTCAACCTCACCGATCGTCTCCCGCACGAGCCCCACGCCATCCGGGCGCAGGCCGAGCAGGTCAACAGCAGTGACTGGATCGTGCGCACCACGCACGGTCCGCACGAGGAGAAGGACACGACCGGGTCGTACTACCGCACGGTCAGCTCCGAGGTCATGCACGGCATGACGCCATCCAAGATGAAGACGCATGTACGCAGAGCGGCCAAGGGCGCTCACAACGACCTCCTCAAGCAGAGGCCACGCTGATGAGCCAGAAGAAGGGCTACGACTTCACCAAGCGCCTCGACACCCGGGGAACCGCCCGGCGCACCTCCCAGGAGCAGATCGACGCCGCGCGCAAGCTCGCTGCCGGCCGTCCGGCGCCCCCGTACGACCCGGTGTTGCACGCCAAGCTCGGTCGGGAGATCATCGACACCGTCAAGCGCACCGTCATTGGTCTCGCTGAGGTCAAGGGTCGGGCACCGACGTACAAGCTCTCTCACGACCAGTTCGCCGAGTTCACCGAGACCGGCGCTTGGTCGGGCGAGCCGCGCATGCCGACGCCCGAGGAGTACGGCCCGCACTCGGCGGTGCCCGAGGACAAGGAGTACCAGTAGTGGCCGCCGTGGAGCACCTCAGCGCTGCGCTGTTCCACGGCACGGTGCACCCGTTCCTCGAAGGCGACACCGTCAACCCGACCGACACCGAGCACACCGAGGAGCCGATGGCCTACGCCACGGCGGACCTGGAGCACGCCCAGGCCGTCGCCAGCGTCAAGGCCCGTATGCACAACCGGCGCAACCCCGACGATCCGCGCGAGCCTCTGGTCTATGAGGTCGAGCACATGAGCAGCCCGGCCGAGATCTGGGGCGTGCGGCACGCCGCCGACCCGGTGGGGTTCAGGGTGCGGCGTAGGGTCGAGGACTGATGGACACGCGCCGCGAGCTGGCTGAGATCCGCCGCCTCGGGCTCGGGTGGTATCAGCAGACCCTCGGTGAGGGCGTGCTCTGGTACGAGTACGACGCCGAGCACAGCACCTTCACGTCGGTCTTCGATGAGGGCGGCCGGACGTACGCCAAGGGCATCGGCGTGCCCGTGCTGTGGGTCATCGAGAACGAGGACGACGAGGAGAACCCGCCTGAGGGAGGGCGCTACAACCCGACCCTGCGCTTCGCCGTCGACATCGCTCAGCTCCGGCGGTCAGGTGTGTCGGATGTGATGGACGCCGAGCGCCACCAGAACGACATCGTGCTGTACCACCGCACGCTGTGGACGGTCAACGCCTTCCAGATCCGCGGCCGCATGGGCGGCCACTCGGTCATCATCGGTGTCGAGTGCGAGCGTGTCTCGCCGGACGAGGACCTCATCTTCGACCACATCCCGGGCGATCTCGTGAACATGCTCGGCCCACTGATCCGGGAGCAGGCGTACCAGACCGGCGGCGCCCTCGGTACCGGCGACGTGCAGGACCAGGACGCTTTCACCGACTACACGGGCGATCACGAGGTCTACACCGGCTCCATCAGGCCGTAACCGCCCGGGCCAGGTCCCTCGAACTACGCTGCGCAACGAGACCAGGGATGCGCCTGGCTCCCCATCTGCCCAGCCCGGAGTGAGAGTGGATCTCTTCCATTTCAACGATGACTTCATCGCCGCTGTCGCTGGCGGCATGAGCGATGCAGATGTGCAGGAGATGTTCGTCGAGTCGATCCGGGCCGGGGCTGACGTGCTGGAGGAGCGGCTCATCCGCACCGCCGGTCCTGAGATCGCCAGTCAGGCGCAGTTCGTCAACGGGGCCTTCGAGATCCCGCTCGACCAGGACCAGTTCGACACCGAGTTCGGAGACGGCAACGAGGCCCCGCAGGCCACCGTCCGCCGGGCCATCATCGGAGCGACCATCCAGGGTTCGCGGGAGATGTCGAAGGTGCTCAATGCCGACTGACGCCGTCGTCGACCGTGGTTTCCTACTCGCCGAGGAGGAGGCGCTCAAGGCCAAGCTCTCCAAGATCTACGTCACCGACCCCAATGCGACGGCTGGGCGCCGGCGGGTGCAGGTCCGCTGGGGCTACCCGATGGCCGAGGTCAACCGGCAGTACCCGTTCATCTCGCTCGACCTCATCGACATCGAGTTCGCTGCCGACCGCGCCCACTCGGCCGAGGTGGTGGGCATCGACTACTGGCCGAGCGAGTACGCCACCTTCGCCGAGTACGCCGCTGCCTACGACCTCAACTACGACCCTGATGCCCCGACGGTCCCGCAGGCCGTGATGTGGCATCCCTACAACCTCCACTTCCAGATCGCCACGCACGCTCGCAATGCGCGCCACGATCTGGAGATCACCAGGATCCTCCTCGGTACGACGTTCACGCCGCACCGGTGGGGCTGGCTCTACGTCCCGGCCGACAAGTCCAACCGCTGGTTGGACCTCGTCGACTGGTCAACCGCCAACTACAACGAAGGTGCTGGCGACAGCCAGAACAGGATCTTCCGCAAGATCCTCCATGTCGTTGTGTCGGCACATCTCCCGCCCGAGAACCCGTTCGTCTTCACGCAGGTGTTGAAGGTGCACGGAACCCTCAGGGGCATCCCCGGAAACGAAGAGATGGGTGACTGGGACCACCAGGCCCCGGCACCCTGAATGCTCACTGTCGTTGAACACCTCTCCTGAGAGAAGGCCGCATGCCCACTGACCTCTACTACCCAGGTGTCCAGACGGTGGAGAAGGCATTCCAGCCCGGCCAGGCGCCCGGCGGAGTGATCTCCACACTGGGTGCGTTCATCGGTCGGTCTCACCAAGGACCGTTGACCGTGGCCATCGTCAACTCCTGGGCCGAGTTCTCCCGGCTCTACGGGACGAACTACACCGACCTCCACAACGCCGTCAACGACTTCTACACCAACGGTGGACACGGAGCGGCGATCGTGCGCATCGCCGGTAGCGGTGCACTCCCCTCGTCACTCAAGGTGTACGACGACACCGTCGTCGGCGCCCCAGGTGCGGCGGTGGCGCTGTTCACGGCCACCGCCTCCAACCCGGGGGTGTGGGGAAACGATCTGAAGCTCGTCGTAACGACGCGCGACAAGACCAACGGACGCTTCGACGTGGCGTTGTTCAAGTACCCGTCCACCGAGCCGACCTTCGACCCCGCGAAGCGCAACACCGAGTGGCTGCTCGACCAGTGGCTCGACGTCACGCTCGACCCGGCTGATTCGCGGTACCTCTACTCGATCGCCAACTTCCCGAGCATCGCCGGGTCGTCGTACGTGACCTTCACCGGACAGTCCTACAACCCTTCAACGCCGACCGTGAAGCCGTACCCCGGGACCGCCGGCGGCAACGACTTCACCGCGGGGGCCGACGGCACGTACAGCACGCCCTACGACCCTGCAGTCGCCTACGGGGCCGCCGTCGCCTCGCTCAACGAGATCGACGTCCCGTTGATCCTGAACCTCCCCAACATGACCGACGAGACGATCATCAAGAACACCGTCTCGGCGGCCGCCGGCCAGCAGACGACGTTCGTGGTGGTCGACACGGCGGTCGGCAAGACGCCGACCGAGGCCAAGACGTACGCCGGTACGACGTTGGCGCTCGGGTCAATCGGGACCACTGCTCCGAGCTTCGCCGCCGTGTACTACCCGTGGATCTACATGCCGGCGCTGGGCTCCGCTGGTGGCCGTCAGGCACTGCACCCACCGGGCGGGGCGGTCGTCGGCGCCTTCCTGTCGACCGACGCCGCCTTCGGCGCCTGGCGCACCCCTGCGGGAGCGCAGATGATCGTCTCCGGCGCCAGCGCCTCGGAGCGCAAGCTCACCGACGCTGACTTGACGTTGCTCAACAACGCTCACGTCAATGCCATCCGCTACGTCAACGGGCGCTCGACCGGTCAGGCCGGGTTCGCCATCATGGGCGGCCGTACGCTCAAGATGTTCGGGCTCGACAAGTACATCAGCAACCGTCGCTCGCTGATCGAGATCGGCAGCAGCCTCAAGCAGCTGACCGAGTTCGCCGTCTTCGAGCCCAACGACGCCCGACTGTGGGAGCGACTCCGGTCGGTCTGTTCCTCCTACCTCGCCAGCTTCTGGCAGAGCGGAGGGCTCAAGGGCGCCACGGTCACCGATGCCTTCTACGTCACCTGTGACGAGACCATCAACACACCGAACATGATCGATCAGGGGCAGGTCAACGTCGAGTGCGGCATCGCTCTCACGGCGCCCGCCGAGTTCGTCGTGATCACCATCGGTCAGTACGACGGCGGCAGCACTGTCGCCATTGGAGCCTGAGGAGGGCCGCCATGCCACAGTTCGACACCTTCCCGATCCGTACCTCCAAGCCGGCCGAGCGCGATCCGCTGCGCAACTTCAAGTTCCGCGCTGACTTCGTCAACAACGAGTCGGTGCAGACCCCGTTCGCCAAGATGGGGTTCATCTCCATCGGCGGCTTCGGCGTGCAGACCGACATGATCCCCTACCGCGAGGGCGGGGACAACACCTCGACCCGCAAGATGCCCGGTCAGTCCGAGTTCTCGCCCCTCAGCTTCGTGGGCGGGATCTTCATGGACAATGTGAACGCCGGGTACGAGTGGTTCAAGCACGTCTTCTCGGTCATCAGCGGCAAGGGCAACACCGGCTGGAACGAGAACTTCCGCTGCGACATCATCGTCTCTGTGCTTCTGCACCCGACCACCAAGTACGCCGATGGTGGGCCTGGAGACCCGACGTCGCTGCAGTCGTCGGGGATGCGGATCAAGGTCTACAACGCCTGGCCGGGCTCGGTGCAGTTCAACGACCTCAACGCCGGTGACAACTCGATCATGGTCTCGACCATGCAGATCCACCACGAGGGCTGGTACCCGCTCTTCGGTGGCGAGGCCACCGGCACCTTCCCGCTCTGATCCTCTGACCCATACACGGAGCACGCATGTCCCAGAACATCATCGACACTGAAGCAGACGGGGGTGACGTACTCGATCCCGAGTCCTTCACCGAAGCTGACCGAGCTGACTTCGCCAAGGCCTTCACCGAGGCCGGGCGGCCAGAGGTGCCGCTCATCGAGGTGCCCAACCCGGGTGTGACGACGCTCTCCTACGGTGTCGAGATCGACGGTGAGCGGCGCAAGCTGGTCACCGTCCGGGAGCTGAACGGGTCGGACGAGGAAGCGTTGGCGCGCCTCGATCCGACGAAGGGCGATCAGTACTACGTCCTCCTCATGGACCTCATCATCAAGCGGGCCACCGAGAGCATCGGCGGTGTCGTTCCGACGCCCAGCGATCTCGGCCGGCTGCTGATGGGGGACCGCGACGTCATCTTCCTGGAGATCATCCTGGCCACCACCGGCGAGGAGAAGGAGTACGAGGACGTCAAGTGCCCGGAGTGCGGCGAGACCTTCAACGCCCACGTCGGGATCCGCGGCGTCGTCGAGATCCACCGGCTGGAGGAGGACGGTGAGCCAGCCACCGACGTCGTACTCCGCGACGGCGCTGTCGTTCATCTCCGGTACCCCACCGGAGAGGATCAGATGTCGCTGTTCCAGGGCAAGGAGGTCGCCAAGAAGAACACCAGCGAGCGCAACACGCTCCTCCTCGGGCGCTGCATCGACACTGTCGATGGCAAGACGATCCGTAACGCTGTCGAGTACGCCCGGAACCTCGGGATGGCCGATCGGCGCACGCTGGTCGATGCGTTGGGCGACGGCCCGCGCGTGGAGTTCAAGGAGGTTGAAGTGCCCTGTCCAGAGTGCGGTAGCGAGTTGCCGTTCAAGCTCAGCTGGGCCGATCTTCTATTCATCTAGCCCCTACCAGCTCATCTTCATGGAGTATGAGCGGCTCGTGCACGACTACAGCATGAGCATCAGTGATGTGAGAGCGATGGCCGTCCGCGAGCGGCGGTACTGGACAGCGATGTTGACCTGGAGGAAGGAGATCGCGTCGTGGCAGGCAATGAACCGCCAATCGACGGCACCGGGTCGATGAGTGGTGGCGGCGGCTTCCGTACCGGACGTCGAAGCCGCAATGTCGCTGGGACGCTCGCTGCCAAGGTCACCATCGAGGGCTTCCGCAAGCTGACCTCGGAGGGCACCGCCTTCTGGAACGTCCTGAAGAACATCCGCGGCGAGATGACGGCGCTCAACAAGCTGGCCAGCGGCGCCGGCGGGACTGGCGGTGTCGGTCAAGGCACCCCCACGGGAGCCGCCGGGACTGGCGGCGGTGGCGGCGGCCTTCTCGGAAACCTCACCCGGATGGTTCCTCCCGGAGGGTTCAACTACGGCTCGGGGATGATCGCGATCGCCGGTGCCGCCAACACCGGCCTCGGTGTCATCAACGACCGGTTCGCCCGCAACGTCGCCCAGAGCGCTCCGATCTCCTCGCGCGACGCTTTCACAGCGTCGATGTACAACGCCCTCTACAAGGGCCTGGAGCCACAGCGCTACCAGGCGGTCGGCCAGTACGGGGGATCCCGGGAGAACGTCCAGGCGGCTCAGCAGATCGCTCTCTCGTTCGGCTCGACGGTGCAGGGTTCGCAGCGGTTCCTGCAGCAGGCCGGGTCCATGGTGCAGGCCTCGGGCGGCTCGATGAACATCGTCCAGGCGGCAGCGACCACCGGGCAGTTCGCCTCCCCGATGGTCTCCAACCGGGCTCAGGCGCTCGGGATCATGACGTACAAGGACAACGGCGTCCTGAACAACCCGTTGCAGGTGGGCCTCGACTACGTCAAGGACTACGAGAAGCGCAACAACGTCACGATGAACGAGATCGACTTTGCCAACCTGCGTTCGCCAGGGTCGGCGCACCGGATGCGGATGAAGCAGATCTACGGGCTGTCCGACGAGGCCATCGACACGGTGATCCAGGCCGGCATGCAGAACATGCAGTTCCGCAACAAGGGCGGCGGCCGACAGATCAACTTCGGTAGCGGCGAGGACCTCAAGAGGATCGGGCTCGACCAGAACGTCCTCGGTCTCCAGATGACCCGCCTCGGCACGACCACGCAGCGGCGCGAGGCGCGTTTCTTCCGTACCCAGGAGGGCGCCGAGGTCGACCGGCTCCGTCAGGAGAACGCGATCCAGGAAGCGCTGTCGGACACCGAGCAGGCCTTCAACAGCCTGCTCGGGCCGATGCACGAGTTCGAGCGGGTTCTCAAGGTCGCCACCACCGCACTGGGAGTCCTCGGCGCTCTCCAGATGCTCAAGGGAATGGGCGGCGGCGGCGGACTGCTCGGCATGCTCATGGGGGGTGGCGCCGGTGGTGGCGGCGGACCTGGCCTTGCCGGTGCTCTAGGTGGTGGCGGTGGTGCAGGAATGATCGGCAAGCTCGGTGTCGGTGCCGCCGGTGCTGGGCTCGCCATCGGTGGGATCATGATGGCCAACTCCGCCACGACGCCGGCCGGCATGCTCGGGGGCGTGGGGATGGCCACGGCGGGCGGAGCGATGATCGGCGGGATGGTCGGCGGCCCGATTGGTGCTGGGGTCGGAGCTGCGGCCGGTGCGCTCGTCGGCACGGCCTTCGCCGCCAAGAACTACTTCAGCGGTGTGGACAAG